GATCGTCGGTCACGGCCAGGCCAATCAGATAGGCCGCGCCGGTGTCCGCGAATTCCGGGCGGATTTCCATAGAGGTAAAGATTTTCTGCATGGTGCCGGTCAGCGTGACCAGCTCGTCAGTCGGGTTGATCAGGGCATACAGCCCCAGCCTGCCTTTCAGCGGGCCGTCGCTGATTTCTTCGGCGTCCAGCGCCTCGACCACGCCAAAGCGGCGAAACGGGCTGTCAGGCGTATAGCCCTTGATGTGCTCCATGTTAATCACGGCGGTGTACAGCTCAGGGCTGTAATTTGCCGCCATCTGCTCAAGCCAGCTGCGTTCGATGGTGCGCCCGTCCGTGGTGGCACCTTCCACCCCGATACGAAAACGCTTTGCTTTCTTTGCCATTGTCCAGGCTCCGGTCAGTAAAACTCTGTGAGGCCCTATGGTTGCGGCGGCAGGGGTATCGAAACAACGCGCGGACGTTGTGCGGGAAACCACACAATGAGGGATGGCGGAAAAGGAAGCGGCGGGGCCGTATTTTGGCTGCATGAACATGACACCCGCCACCGACGACCTCGATCCCCGCAGGCAGGCTTTACTGCTGTACTTTCAGGGATACCGCATCGCCCGCATTGCTGAAATGCTGGGAGAAAAACCCGCAACCGTTCACAGCTGGAAAAAGCGCGACAGGTGGGGCGACTATGGCCCGCTGGATCAGATGCAGCTGACCACCGCCGCACGCTACTGCCAGCTCATCATGAAGGAGCAGAAGGAAGGAAAGGACTTTAAGGAAATCGACCTGCTGGCGCGCCAGTCCGAGCGCCACGCCCGGATCGGTAAATTCAGCAACGGCGGCAATGAAGCGGACCTGAACCCGAACGTGGAGAACCGGAACAAAGGCCCGCGTAAGCCCCCGGAAAAGAACCTGTTCAGCGATGAACAGATTGAGAAGCTGCAGGAGGTTTTCCACGGCTCGATGTTCGGCTATCAGCGCCAGTGGTGGGAAGCCGGAAATAAGTATTCAGTCCGCAACCTGCTCAAGTCGCGCCAGATTGGCGCCACCTTCTTTTTTGCCCGCGAGGCGCTGATCGATGCGCTGACCACCGGGCGCAATCAGATTTTCCTGTCAGCCAGTAAGGCGCAGGCGCACGTATTCAAGCAGTACATTATTGAGTTTGCCCGCGAGGTGGACGTAGACCTGAAGGGCGACCCGATGACGCTCAGCAACGGCGCGTGCCTGTACTTCTTAGGCACCAACGCCCGCACCGCGCAGAGCTACCACGGCAATCTGTACCTGGATGAATATTTCTGGATCCCGAAGTTTCAGGAACTGCAGAAAGTGGCGTCCGGCATGGCGCTGCACAAGAAGTGGCGCGAAACCTACTTTTCCACACCATCCAGCCTCACCCACAGCGCCTATCCGTTCTGGTCCGGTTCGCAGTTCAACAAGGGCCGGGCCAAAGCGGACAGGGTTGATATCGACCTTAGCCATCAGTCACTGGCCGCCGGTCGCCTCTGTGAAGACGGGCAGTTTCGCCAGATTGTCACGGTTGAAGATGCGGTGCGCGGCGGCTGTGACCTGTTTGACCTGGAGCAGCTGCGCACGCGCTACAGCCCGGAGGATTACCAGAACCTGCTGATGTGCGTATTCATGGACGATCTGGCGTCGGTGTTCCAGCTGGCCATGCTGCAAAAATGCATGGTGGACAGCTGGGAGGTCTGGACCGACTTCGAGGCGCTGGCGCTGCGCCCGTTTGGCTGGAAGGAAGTCTGGATCGGCTATGACCCTGCAAAGGGCACGCAGAACGGCGACAGCGCCGGATGTGTGGTCATGGCACCGCCAGCCGTGCCGGGCGGTAAGTTCCGCATCCTTGAGCGTCACCAGTGGCGCGGGATGGACTTCCGGGCGCAGGCTGACGCCATCAGGACGCTTACGCAGCAGTATAACGTCACCTATATCGGTATCGACTCCACCGGCGTCGGGCTGGGTGTGTATGAGAACGTCAAAGCATTTTTCCCGCAGGTGAAGGAGTTTGTCTACAACCCGAACGTGAAGAACGCCCTGGTGCTGAAGGCTTATGACACCATCGCCAGCGGGCGGCTGGAGTTTGACGCCAGCCACCTCGACATTGCGCAGTCGTTTATGTCTATCCGCAAGGCCACTACGGCCAGCGGCAACCGTCCGACCTATGAAACCAGCCGCAGCGAGGAAGTCAGCCACGGAGATTTAGCCTGGGCGACCATGCACGCGCTGGCAAACGAGCCGCTGCAGGGACAGGCGGCACACACGCAGAACATTGTGGAGATTTATTAATGAGCAAACGCAGGAACCGCACCCGCATGCAGCCCGTGCCGCAGCCGGATAACATGACCAGCGGGGCAGCTTCGGAGGCGTTTACCTTTGGCGACCCGATTCCGGTGCTGGACCGCCGCGAACTGCTGGACTACGTGGAGTGCGTTATCAATGATCGCTGGTATGAACCGCCCGTAAGCGTTGACGGGCTGGCGCGCACGTTCCGCGCCGCCGTGCATCACAGCTCACCCATCAGCGTGAAGTGCAATATTCTGGCGAGTACCTTTATCCCGCACCCGCTGCTGAGTCAGCAGGCGTTCAGCCGCTTTGCGCTGGATTACCTGATTTTCGGCAATGCCTACCTGGAGAAGCGCACCAGCCGCCTCGGTAACGTGCTGAAGCTGGAGCCGTCGCTGGCGAAGTTTACCCGGCGCGGCCTTGACCTGGACACGTACTGGTACGCGCACTACGGCATTAACACGGAGCCGTATGAGTTTGCGAAGGGGAGCGTGTTTCACCTGATGGAGCCGGATATCAATCAGGAGATTTACGGTGTGCCGGGCTATCTGTCGGCCATCCCGTCGGCGCTGCTGAACGAGTCGGCTACGCTGTTCCGCCGCAAGTATTACCTCAACGGCAGCCATGCGGGTTTCATCATGTACATGACCGACCCGGCGCAGAGTCAGCAGGACGTGGACAATATCCGCAGCGCCATGAAAAGCGCAAAGGGCCCAGGCAACTTCCGTAACCTGTTTATGTACAGCCCGAACGGGAAAAAGGACGGCATCCAGATCATCCCGCTGTCTGAGGTGGCGGCGAAGGATGAATTTCTGAACATCAAAAACGTGAGCCGCGACGATATGCTGGCCGTGCATCGTGTGCCACCGCAGCTGATGGGGATCATCCCTAACAATACCGGCGGATTTGGTGATATTGAGAAGGCCAGCAAGGTATTTGTGCGTAATGAACTCATGCCACTGCAGAGGCGATTCGAAGAGTTAAATTTGTGGCTTGGAGATGAAATAATTCGTTTTGAAGATTACTGTCTATAATAGCCGCTCAGCGCCTTAGAGCGCTGAGCATTATAACGTTTTATAAACCGAATTTTTCCATCCTCATCTTGTTCAATTTGCTTTCATTACTAATATCGGATAAGGCACCTTTAACTTTTTGACTAATAGAATTCATTTTTTCATCAGCATTCGTCAAGCGAGCAAACTTTAGGCAGGCAGCTACAATTGACGATAAATCAGGATCATCCATTTTTTTAAAAAATTCATAATATTCCTGCTGGGTTACCCCATCTAAGACATCTATGTCCTCATCACGCCATCCATTCGAAATGCTTAAACGAGAAATAACCGTTCTAAAATCTTCTTGAGGCTTGATGATGGCATAAGCAGAAGAGAACCTTTCATTTAATTCTTCGTCTTTAATAGCCCTGAAAACATCAAAGCTTTTCAAGTTAAATATCTCTGGTGTAGACTTTCTGCTTTCTATAAAGAAGTCTATAATTGAGGTTGCTTCCTTACTCCCCCCTAAATCTCGAATAACGGTTATAATGCTATCAAGATCGTTAACACCAATATGCTCTACACTTTCTTTTACACCATCAATAAATGCTTGTAAAACCTCAGTCTCGTTATCCTTAAAACTACTGTGAAAGATAGTCCATGCTCTTGTCATTCCTTTGGCTTTTCTACTATAAATAACTTTTTCATTAGCGCGATTTATGACTGATTTAACATGTCCGATATTAAAGTAGCCATACCTTACAATCTCAGCAATAGTTTTACTAAGCTCGTCAATCCTCATAAATTTATAGTTGAGTAGTATCTCTCTCCAATCCTTTTCCTTTTCAGAAGCAGAGTCCTTATCTGACATATAGATATTTTCAACTGCTTCAATGAATTCCAAGGTTGGGACGTCTGTACCGGCCTTTGGATGGTAATGCGACCACCCCATTAGTACAGCGCTGTGGATAACTTTAGTTTTTATCTCTTCATCACAACCATCCAATAAAGGCCATAATAAGCTCACAGTGCTTTCAATTTTCTTTAGTATTCTAATATTACTTATCTCGAGTCTTATCGTATATCCTGATAATTTCTCATGGAAGTCTTTAGATTTATCGTAAGCAATGTTAGCACTCTCTTCTGGTAACGGTGAAAAATAAAGCTCTAAATCCAATACTTTTTCTTTATATTTACTATAATCCTCAACCTCTTTAGTGCCATCGTTTAAAAGCAATACAACTTTACAATCTTTTTGCTCTTTCAAAAGGGATATCAACCCCAACACCTCCTTGACTTCAAGTGAAGCCCCCTTTCTTTCTAGGTCATCTATACATATAAGGTACTTGGAGACAGACATAAAAGACCAAGCCTGTATTGCTGGAGTAGCATGATTTAAATAGGGAAGGTCCTTAACAAATTTCCATGACTGTCTACTGAAGCTATCTAATAAATTTTTAGTGTTATTTTGAAAGCTTTGTAGGCTTGGCTGTTCACCTGCATGCTCGTTGGACATAGCATTTGAAAAAATAGCTTCTTTTAATTGATCCAGATTTTTTATTCCAAATAAAGAGACATATGAATATTTACCACTAGGAACCCGCCCATCTTTTCTTGCTTCAATTAGGTATTTATTCCAGGCATAGGTCTTACCTACCCCCCACTCACCTTTGATAGCCATTACATAAGGCTCAGACATGCTTAAAAAAAAGTCAATTCTCGATTTAATTGATTCGATAGACATACCAACTCCTTGGGTAATTGTTTACAACATAATAATCTGAAGAATCACTTCTGCAACCTGTGCTATTGAGTTGCGCGCGCGCTCGTAGCCCCGCCACGCCTGCCCGCTTCATGCAGTGATTTTCATGCAGCTGCATGACATAAGCAAAAGCCCGCCATTACTGGCAGGCCGGGGCATAAACGATCCTTCAGGGATCATGCAGATTCATGCAGCATAGACATGCACTCACATGAAAAGCTGTAATCTCAGAGCGGACTGATGTACCGGGAAGTCATATGCTTCGCTTTATTGCTTTGATCCTACCTATGTCTCTAACTTTCTTCCATCATTGCTCTTGGTAAGATGGTTTTAGTGCCTCTACCCATTTTCTTAATGTAGAGGCTCTTCTTTGCATGGTTTTAACACTCAATGATAAACATTTATCGAGTAAGAAAGACTCTGCTGTACTGGGATCAAGTTCTGAAAGGTTCTTGGCCTGACTCCAAGTGATCCAAGCCCAGCCGCAATGGCTAGATTCAAAACTACGTGCTGCAATTCTTAACCGTTTATCATGGTCTGATTCAGCAACCTGCTGCCCCAGAGCAGAAACAGAGCCATTACTATTAATAAACCCTAATATTTTAGCAGCATGAATATAGTATAAAATATGCCTATCATCCAAGCCTGTGCTAATTAAATTAAGATGCTTGTCTTGCCATTTTAATTCAACTATTTTGAAAACCTGATCAATTAAATTAGCTTGAGGCACTTGATAGCCGCCTACCACCTGTGCAGACATTTTTGCTAATACGCCATTGTAAAACTCTGCGTCATTTTTTCTTACTACCAAAACCAATTCGTCTGTGGTGTTACTTTTAAGTTCAAAACTTGAGCTTGTTTCAATTATATTTTCAAAAAGTGCAGAAAGCACCTGAACATCGATCTTAGTTCTTTTAATGAAACTAACGATATCTCCCCGAGATATTATCAATTCATTCAAGCTCTTAAGCAGTGGTTCAACCTGATGCATCTTATCTGCCTGAAAAGACAAAACAAATGAACCAGGGCGTCCAGATACAGGCCGCATTATATCCTTTTCATCTAAAGAATTCATAATTGATGAATAAAGATCATTAAAACATTCAAATAGCTTTGAAACACCTTTTAATACTAGCGGTTCTTTAGATGAGGCAGTTTTCTCAACATGGATCTCATGTGTTGAAAACTCAATACTCGAACCTAGCTTGCCAGTTGGCAACATCGGTATTACAGAGCTAATGTACAAACCCACTTTCGGAAACTTTATTGAACTTTTGAAATCATCAGCATTTAATCTGTTAAAAACATGCTTTTGGCTATCATCATATGGTATATTTAGCTGGAAGCAAAAACTTTGCTCCTGATACATAAGCAAACTATTGATGTCTATTCTTTTACGTTCGAGGTGTTCTAAGCGTCCTTTTGAAATGGGAAGTACTATCCACTTATCGAAATCTTCTTCATCACCAATCCAATAGACAACAAACAAACCATCCACTTCATTAGTTACAGAAAACAGTTTAGGCCCTTCAAAAAACTCATACACGTTTTTTATGTAAAGAGTGCCTAAAAGAGTATCTGCAAGAAAAATGTTACTCATTTCACTAGCCCTCTGATGCAAGAGAACTTTTGATGAATCTCAGCATCTGTACTAAGCCAAATGGTATAATGAGTAGAATCAGGAGCTCCTGTCTTCATCATCGCACCGTCAGCAGTATCAAGCGTTCCTTTCGCTATGAAACGTTCACCTACCCCTTCGGGAAATTTGTCGAATGCATTAATCAGCGATTGTTCTTCTGTATACATTGAGACCCCATAACAACACTTCAAGGGAAGACCTTTGAAACGGCTCATTCTTTTGGGGTTTTCATCATGCATGTTAAGGAAACAATCTTTTCCCGGAGGTTTAGCTCTAGTTAAGCGATAAAACTCTCCGGATGCTTCTTTTGCCTCTTTTGGTGGAACGCCAGAAGGAAAGTAACTGGGGAAAGAAACTTGCGCAGGCTGTGAAGCTGCAGGCTGTGAATTTTTTGACATTTTTTGGAACCTATTAACTTATAAAAAACTGCCAAAATAAGAAAAGGTTAACGCTCAATCCTTGGCATCTCTATGAATATAACAAATGTAAAATAAATTTCTTATATCCATATGAAATAACAAGAAAGATATTTTTGTATAAAACACACCAAGCACTACATATGGTTAAAACATCATGGATGAGTTCTATATCTAGTCATCGCCTTATCTTTTCACCTGCTACAGCTAATCCAGTTATCCTGCTGCTCCTCATAGTTTCTTTATAGAATCTAATGCCTTCTCAGCTTCACTCTGACAACAACATTTACTCATATAACCACATAAGCTCTTGCTTTGATTGAATTTTTATCTTTTCACATCTTAGCCTGAACAATCACCCGATGCTCTTACTATTTTGAAACTTCCATGGAACGGGCGTATTCGTGATTTCTAACCTTGCGCATCAGCTCGTCAGTAAGCTCAGAAACCCACTGAATCGCTAACCGTTTTTCTTCCTCTGAACAATCGCTTGCAGCGACAAGTTTTATAAAAAAATCAATACGCTGCAACTTCATTGACTCTAAAAAAAAATCCTGCATATTCCCTCCGCACAATCAACAACTGGTTATGCATACAGTATATTATCAGTTTTCAAATGTGAAATTATTTTTTACGATCAATAGGCCGTTTTCTGATTTTTTGCCGAAACAGGTGCTTTGTCTAGCCCTTGATTTTTAACCATTTACACCACCTGGATGCGATTAAGGCTAGATCCATCGACTCCATTTATCATCCTCCTGCAGCCGTCCATTACTGTAAAAAATGCGCATGCCTGCCCCGGAATTAAGGCTACCCCCGGACAGAAGCAGGTTTATTTCCCTTTCTTCCCCGGTAAATCCCCTCACCCGCAGTTCTGCAACCAGAAACGCCCGCTGATTGTCGTCAATTTCCTGCTTATAACCCTGCTTCTGGCGCGGTTTCACCACCCGCAGACGCGCCAGCAGATCCCGGCGCTGCTTTCTGGTCATGTTCTCGAAATCAGCCGGACCATAAATAGCAACTTCGCCCGGCTCTGCAGGTTCAACTGATACAGGATTGCCCCCTGAAATGTTCAGTTTTTCATCAGGGGGACAGTTATTGCCACGAGTCCAAGGGGCGCTAGCGCCCTGGTCGGCTGTCGCCTCCTGAACGTCAACGGCCTTACGAACCATTTTCCACTTCGTTGCGTGCGTGCAGATGCGGCCAGCCACTAAGGGGGACCAGATGCCATAAATGCGGGTGCCGTGATCGCCGTAAGGGGTTGGCTCGTCGTTAAGCTCGTAAGCAGTTCTGACGATGTGATGTTTACGTGGAACCAGAACGCCGCCCTGCTTCATGATGTAGGTGGCAAAGCAGCCAACATCTGCAGCGGCCAGCACGGCGTCCAGCTGCGCATTTTCAAGCACCGGCGCACCTGCTTTTTTATCGCTCTGATTTCTCAGCGCCTGACCGGCAAGCAGGCGCAGTTCCCGGTAAGCCTGACGGCCCGGAATGCCAAAGAAGCGGAACTGCTGAACACGGTGAAGTGACGCCCACGCCCCGACGTTCTCTGCGCTGTCACGCAGTGATTTACCTGTTTCTGCACTGATTTCATCAGACAGGCCACGGCCATCAATATTTTTACTGACGTATTTAGCGATATAACTGGTCGGTGAACCTTTGCGCGGGTTGATTAGTTCAGCTTTAAAGCGTGGCCCGGTATTGTTGCCAAGTTCTTCGCTATCTTCGCGAATGGCAAATTTCCGCAGCAGTGCGGTGACTGAACGGCGCTCCTTTTTGCGCATAAAGCACAACAGATGCCAGTGTACGGTACCATCATGATGTGGCTCTGCGACTCGCACGCCATACCAGCGCATCCCGGCTTTATGCATGGCCTTGCGGAAGGCGGCAAACATATCGACCAGATAATCACTGCTCTGGCGAACGGTGGCCGTGGTCCACTTCGGATTGGGCCTGCCGTTATTAAGCGTTGCGTGAAAACGTGACGGGCAGGTGATGGTGTAAAACACGGCGCAGTCCCCACGCATTTCCGCGATAAGCTCCAGCCCCTTAACGCAGGCCATCATTTCATTACGCCGGTGTGCCGGGTTGCTGCTACTGGCATTCACCACGTCTTCCATATCCAGCGTATCGCCTTCATCGCTGATCAGCTCATGTGAGCGGAAGAACTCCAGAGACTTCCTGCGCTGCTCACGCTTATGGATCACCGCTTCAAAGCTGACATAGGGGGATGCTTTTTTGTTGACCAGGCAGACAGCGCGCAGCTGCTCTTCACGCCATTCACAACGCAGCTGCCATAACTTGCGATACCACCAGTCAGCGCAAAGCATACGTGCCAGCGAGGCCGGGATCAGATCATAGGGCACGGGCTTGCGGCGGCGCTTTTTGCGGCGCAGCTGCTCAAAGGCCGGGGGGATTACATCCAGACGCATCGCTTCCGCTGCAACAAGTTCCCATGCCTGGCGGACCTGCTCCGGCGTCACGTCGTCACTGACGAACAGATGGCCGCTGGCCTTATCCAGACACATGCTCATGTGCGCAGCGACCAGCGTAGATAAACGCTTAACCTGATTCTGATTCATTTCAGGCAACGCAAGCAGGCCGTCAAGCCCGTCATGACCGGCCATAAAACGGAATGAAGCTGAAATCTGGCTTTCGCGCACGCGGGCCAGCCTCTCAAGGCAGGGGCGGATAGTTTCGCGCAGGTAGCGGGAATAAGCCTGCGGCCTGCCGAGATTGTGGAAAAACTTAACGCGCTCCATGAGTGGCTTACTGATGTGCGAAGGCTGGGCGCTGACATCGGCCACGATAACCAGATCGGGATTGTGTTGCTGCTGTTCGCGGGCCATTTTTGCCCGGCTGACAATTCTGTCCTGCACAATTTCACGCTGGACAGGATCGCGTGACTCGTTGAAAAAGTAGCGGTCCCAGACCTGATCGCTCACTGCCTCACGGCGCTGCTGCTCCTGCTCATTATCCGCAGCATAGAGAGCGATCAGGTTTGAAAGCGCGGACACCGGCGCAACTTCCGCCGGGTCCAGCTGTGGATTTATTGCCTTTTTAGGGGCGTTCCAGGGGTATGCGAAAGCCTGAGTCATTACACCGCCAGACTCATGTGACGCACTGCGATGATTTCAGGCGCGCGCTTACCTTCACCGGCGGCCACGCCAACAGAGCGGGCGGCAGTGATTTTGGTCAGGCCAAATTCGCGGTAGATACTGCGGGTAAACATTGTGTCGCTGTTTGAAACGATAACCGGGTTATGCTCAGAGATACCCAGCAGGATGCAGGCCAGCGAGTGCTGATCATCGTCGCTGAACCCATCGGTGTGATAAGCGGTGAATGTGCCGTGATACGGTGGATCGCAGTACACGACATCACCGGCACGGACCATGCTCAGGGTTTCGCTATACCCCAGACATTCAAACGTCGCGCGCTGAGCCTTTGCGGCAAACGCTTCAATTTCGGCCAGCGGGAAATATGGCTCTTTATAATTACCGTAGGGAATATTGAATTCACCGCGTTTGTTATAGCGGCAAAGGCCACGGTAGCCGTTGCGATTGAGGTAGAGGAATTGCGCGGCGCGCTCCAGCAGTGGCAGCGCCGCGTTGAAGTTAAATTCTTCGCGAACCTGCTTATAACTCTCTTCCGTTTTATTCTGATGAAAGAGCGATGCCGCCAAGACAATAAACGGGCGCGTATGCTCTTTAACCTGCTGATAAAGGTTAATCAGATCGGGATTAACATCCGCCACCAGATAAGCCGGGTAATCCGTATTCATCATGACAGCACAGGAACCGGCAAACGGCTCAACCAGACGATTACCGGGCGGCAGGTGTTTAACCAGCTCAGGCATCAGGCCGGACTTGCTGCCGGCCCATTTCAGGATGGTTTTCATAATGCCGCCCCTTTGTAATGCACGCTTTTCAGCTCACTGATTTCTTTGCAGGTCACGCAGAGGGAAACGCCCGGCAGCGCGCGGCGGCGCTTCTCCGGGATTTCTTCGCCACACGACAGGCAGAAAAACTCACTCGCCCCAACAGGGCGGTGAGTTGCGTTAGTCAGATTGCGCGCCAGCTCTTCCTGAACGCGTTGCTGTACCATGTCCATTGAATCAGCCATCAGTGCAGCTCCTGCGCCTGGTTCTCAAAACGTTCTGCTTCTTTGTCCAGAAGCTCGATGATTTCCGCCGCTGACATTTCCTGCTGGCGGGCATGAATTGCCAGTGCGGCCAGGCGGATAGAAACGGACAGCGCATCATCAGAACGCTGCTCAGTTTTTGCCTTGCTCAGCAGGGCATTAAGCGCGTCGTCGTCAGCTTTAAAATTACGGGTCTGGATATTTCGCATTTTTCTTTCTCCTGGATTCGGGCAATAAAATGCCCGGCGGGTTTACGCCATTTAATTTTGTTGGGTTAATTAATTAGGTAACGTCAGATTCCTTGGAAATAAACTCACGACTGCCTTTAAGTGATTCATAGCACTAATCAGCGCTTTAACTTCGTCACTCGTCAGTTCACTGAAATCAACGCTGTGACGTTCTTTGCTGATATTTGCCAGGAAGAAAATTGCGCTCAGTGCGCGGCCATTCTGTTCAGACTGGTGATCACGCTTGTTGCGCATATCTGCGATAAAGCGTTTAAGTTCATTGCTGCAATCACCGTACATCATGGTACGAAGCACAGAGATATGATTGAGCGCATTGGCACGCTGCCCTGCGTTCATTTGAACAGTAATACTCTCAGCTTTGTAACCCATGATTCTTTCCTCTTACAGGTTAATCCTGCCAGCAGTTCGGCCTGTGAAAATGCCGGGTGCCAGCGTCTGCCCTTATCTGCCGCAATCCAGCCGTGGCCGTATGCGTGAGACGGGCTTTGCCGCTTCAGAAGCGGAGCCACTGAAAAAGCCATATTTCACACCATCCCAATTGATGCACCGATACCGCTTAACACATCAGCAGTACCTGAAAGTGCAGGGTTAGAATGCACTCGTGCCTGAACCGCCAGTGCTGCCAAAGTCAGACAGCGGATCCCTGCGTGTACGTTCTGGACCAGACTACGGCGGCAGGCAGTTGTTAATTGCTCCTGACAGACCACACCGGCAGCCAGCTGCCCCACTTCGGCAGTAGCCTTCAGGACATAAGCAGGTAAATTCTCATGCGCCATTTCGTTAACAGGGACACATGGCAAGCACTGCATTTGCGCCAGTGCGCCGTCGATCAGCGTTGCGTCTTCAGTGAGATCGGTCAGCAGCAGCATTTCACGAACGGTTAACTGGTGAACCTGCTCCGGGTTGAGTTTGTTACGTATGGTTTGTGGGTTCAGCCCGGCTTTGTTAGCCAGCTGAATAATATTGTGCTTCAGTGCAAACGCCCGGCACGCATCATCGAAATGGCTATGTGTGGAGACTCGAAAATCAAACATGATAAATCCCTTCTGCTATCCCAATATGGATGTATCAAGCCTGCATTGTGATTTCGCAGCCAGCAGCGGCTTCGATAGTGAGAGCAACCATATTGATTTCGATAAGTCCGTTTAAGCCCTCTTTCTTTCTGATGGGTAAACGGTTTTCACGATACATCTGGCGAACGGTGCCTTCCTTGTATCCAGTACGACGGCAGAACTCTTCAACTGTTATGTAAGGTTCCGAGATCACGAGATTGATTGATGGGCGCATTGAAAGTTTACGGGTCATGATGCAGTATTCCTCGGTTTAGGTATTAGATCTCACTATTAAACGCTATTCATCTCATCACAGACCGAAGAATAGGATCACAAATCGGATATGTCAACGAAAGAAAACACAAATCGCCATGCCGCAAAAGTGGTTCGTGAAGCAGTAGAAAGCAACCGGGGCGGTAAAGACGCGATTCTCCGCTTAGTTGAAGCGTACGGATTCAGCAGCCGTCAGGCGCTATGTACCCATTTGGGCGTTTCACAAAGCACGCTAGCCAACCGTTCAGCACGCGATACCTTCCCGGCAGATTGGGTAATCATCTGCCATATGGAAACAGGCGCGTCACTAACTTGGCTAACCACAGGTAAAGGTGCGCGCTTTTCGGAAGTCGAGGAATCTCGTGTTGTGATCGCAACGCAGAAAAAAATCTCAAATGGGATTTTTGAGTCAATGGATGATTACATTCTGGATAAAGGTTCACTTCCTGAAGGTCTGAATGCCCCGTTTGTGATCAACGCCGATAGAAGCACTTACCTGGTTGATACCTACGAAGGTGAGATAGTTGATGGGCTGTGGCTTATTGAGATCGATAAGCTAGTGAGCATTCGCGAGTTAGTGCGTTTTCCGGGCGGAAGAATACGCGTCGAGAACGGTAAGTCGTCGTTTGAGTGCCAATCCAGTGACATCACTGTTTTGGGCAAAGTGATCACTCGAACCGAATATCTTTAAAGGCTAAGCATGGCGATAAGCAAATTACCCAACGGAAAGTGGCAAGCTCAAGTTTTCCCAAACGGCCGAGACGGCAAAAGAATACGCCGCCAGTTCGCCACTAAAGGTGAAGCGCAGTCTTATGAGAAGTTCGTAAAAGATCAGGCTCAGGACAAACCGTGGCTGGGAGAGAAAACAGATAAGCGCCGGGTAATTGAGCTGGTTGAACTATGGTTCAACACTCATGGCATCACGTTGGCGGATGGCGAGAAGCGACGCACCACAATGGCGTTCGCCTGCGAAGCGATGGGAAACCCACTCGCAACTGAATTCAACGCAAAAATTTTCGCGTCATATCGTGAGCAGCGGCTAAGCGGGAAGATCACCCGCTCCAGCCGTGTGAAGACGGTAACGCCGCGTACGGTAAATTTAGAGCTGGCGTATTTTAGGGCGATGTTTAATGAACTGCGCCGGTTAGATGAATGGACCGCACCAAATCCACTTGAGAACGTGCGCGAGTTTAAAATCAGTGAGTCTGAGATGTCATATCTCACCATTGAGGAGATCCGCATGTTACTCACGGAATGTGAAAACAGCCGGTCAAAAGACTTAACCACAGTCGTTAAAATCTGCTTGGCAACTGGAGCACGTTGGAGTGAAGCGGAAGGTTTGAAAGGGAACCAGATTCGTGCTGGGCAAATCATCTATGTGAAAACCAAAGGCAAGAAAAACCGAGCGGTGCCGATCACTGAGAAGTTGCAGGCAGAGCTGCCTAAGAGTAGGAAAGCGCAACCGCTGTTTGCGGCTTGCTATTCTGCATTTAGGAAAGCTATACAGCGGGCGGGTATCGAGACACCGGCGGGCCAGCTGACGCATGTTTTGCGCCACACCTTCGCCTCACACTTCATGATGAACGGTGGTAACATTCTTGTGCTTCAAAGAATATTAGGGCATACCGATATTAAGGTTACGATGCGATATGCACACTTTGCACCTGATCATTTGTCCGAAGCCATGCAATTAAACCCAATAAGTAGAATGGAATAAAAAAATCATAAAAACCTCCCGCATTTAATATGGAGATAATCAATGCAAAATGAACGTTATCAATCAGATCTAGCTATTTCACTTGATGACTTCATTACTTCAGGATGGAAAGAAGTGATTTCACCTGTCAGTAAGGAAGGATATTCCGCGATGTGGCAAGCTCTCTCAAACGCTGCTCGTTCGGCTTTAGAGGATGAGCGAAGAGCACACAGCAAAGTCCTATGGCTTCTCGCTGATGCCTGTTCAATGATGCTTTCGCCATCAAGTCTAAACGAACCATTCAAACCTTTTGCAGTGTTCGATGACCGTAGGTCAATAATACCTGATGATTTATTAGATTCAGATATCCAGTTCTTTGCAGAAATAATAGATTATGTTGATGATAATTTGTTAAAAGCTCGTTTAAGCGATCTTGTATGGTTAAAGATTAAACCTCGCCACACAGTATACGCTTTAAAAGCAATTGATGCTTATCGCAGCCTCTCGCTTAATACTGAGACATGGATACATGGAGGGCGGGAGTGTTGGCAACGAGTCATATCTTTAGTTTTGATGCTTAGAAAGGGTGCTGGAGATAGACTCCAAATAATCGAAACGGAAATTACCACCACCTTACTAAATTCAAAGAATAGTGATGGTTATCTTGGATTATGGTTAGCTGATCTTCTCAAATCGAACCGTTTGGGTATAGCTGAGCAAATAAACATATCGTTAAAGCTTGAAAACATGGCACACGAATTTGATAGAGGAGGTGATTTACATAGAGCCAGAGACTATTTTACAAGATCCGCGGAATGGTACAAGTCTATTCCCAATGAACCTAAATCTGCAGAAATGACAGTGATGGTCGCTGAAAGTTGGGCGAAAGAAGCCGTAGCCGTATCTTCATCGGAAAGCCCTAGCCACATGGCAGCAGCTAGTTTTTACGAAAATGCAATTAAGATCTACAGAACAATACCTCGAGCTGAAAGGCCTATATATCAGGTTGACGACCGTATTCTTGAACTACGGACCCATCTGAATAATTCAGGTGAAAGAGCTATTGGGGAGATGGGAGTAATTAAAACTCCCGGAGTTGACATCACTCCATTAATAGAGAAGGCCAGAAAATCAGTAACTGGTAAGACTGTGCAGCAAGCATTGCTCGCTTTCGTGACTTTGCATCGTGGTATAAATGTAGAAAATATGCGTGAAAGTACTATCGAAAGAATGCAAAAATTTCCTCTACAGTTTTTATTTGGCGCAACAATATATAGTCAAGATGGTAGAGTTATTGCAAGACGCCCCTCAATATCTCTTGGCAAAACGTTGACCGAGGAAGATGAGACGACTATTCGTGCTGAAATGATTCGAGACTATGGCATTCTTGTGAATCTAATAGTATTGGGTGATATATGGCCTGCTCTTGAAGTTCTTCTTAGAGAGCATCGATTATGCGAAACAGATTTTGTAACTTTAGCTCGAAACTCTCCTTTCATACCTATTGAACGAGCTAACCTCATTGGGAAAGCACTCTTCGCGGGTTATGAACGAGATTATGTAACCGCATTACATTTGCTGATACCACAAATTGAGCATTTAGTCCGTCAGCATCTTAAACAGGCTGGAGCAAAGACTACAAATATTGATAAAGATGGAATTCAAAATGAGAATGGCATGAGCACATTAATGGATTTACCTGAAGCGGAACAAGTATTCGGTAAAGAGATTGCATTTGAATTTAAATCTATATTTTGTGACTCCTTTGGTCCCAACCTTAGAAATGAGCTAGCTCATGGATTACTTGATGAGAATGGATGCAATTCACCTTTTGCTATCTATGCATGGTGGTTAGTTTTAAAATTAACAGTCATTGCATGGTGGAACAAAGCTAACTCTAAAATTGAAGATGAAGATGAAGATGAAGATGAAGATGATAGTCCTGAGATTGATGCCAATCAGCAATGACCTTATAATTTCATTAAGTGATAATAACTAAGTTCAATGTAAATTATAAATGTACAAAAATTGGCAGCAAAGTGGCAGCAGAGCTCAACGCTATGTGCCACTTTTCATCGCTATTCGGCCTAATGAAAACATGAAAATCAGTAACTTACTGATTTTACTCACTTCGAATTGGGACTCATAATCGCTTGGTCGCTGGTTCAAACCCAGCAGGGGCCACCAAATTTAGTGATAAAAAAACATATACTTAAGCCGCTCGTTGAAGCGGCTTTTTTGTTACTGGCTTTTCGAGTGGCGGCAAA